AGTATATGCTTCTATCCCCGCTACTGTTAAAGGATTAACCACCTCAGATGGTAGTGCAGTATTAACTAATAATAATAATGTAGATAGATTTGGTAACCCACGCAAAGAAATTCCTGTTGGCACAAATATGAATGATACTTATTGGAATAGTTCTACTGGCAATTGGACTTCTAAAACAAGTGGATTACCAATAGTTTCTGGTAACTCAGCTGTTTCTCAAGATATGATTAATAAAAATAAAAGAAGCCAAGCCAGCAGTAGTAAATCAAACGACCCAGCTAGAGGAGGTAAGTAATGAACTTCTTATCTCAAGACCCTTTAAGAAGGGCAGAAGAAGAAATGAATGTTAGACCTAACTACATTAGAGGTGGTCCAGGTGTTCAACAAGGTCCTAACTTAACTAATCAATTAATGCAGAAAGCAATAAGCAGTATGGCAACCAAAGCTCTTGCTGGAACAGCACTAGGTCCTGCAGCTCCCTTTGTATCTATGTTATTTAACAATGGAACAGCAGGTGTACCTGAGATGGACTATGGTCCTGATCCTTTGCAAGCTTATATGAATGGAACTAATTATGTAGGTTATAATCAAGGTACTAACATGGCTTATGCTGGTGGTACTGATAGCGTTCCTGCTATGTTAACTCCAGGTGAAGCTGTTATACCAGCAGCAGCCGCACAGAATCCTAATAATAAACCAGCTATAAACGCTATGGTTGCTGAAGGCAGACAAGCTAATGCTGTTGCTAATAATTTAACAGAAGAAATGCCTCAAAAACCTATGATGGGTCCTTTGTCAGGTAAGTCTCAGAGGGAAGAAATGAAATTGCTACAAGATATGTCTTTAAAAAAGAAAGCTTGGGAAGCAGAAGAAGCAAGGAAGCAAAAAGCTTTTGAACAAAAGTATACTCATAACGATATGAAAGCCATGTTAAGTATGAGTCAGTCATAGGAGTTAATTATGAGTAGTATATTTGAAGGTAACTTATGGGAAACCTATAAACAAAAACTAGGTAATATTGAAAGCAGTAATACTTACAATATTATAGGTGGCTTTAATGACGACTATGATGGTAAGTATCAATTTGGTGAAATAGCCAAAAAAGATATTGGAATAGGTCACACACCTAAAGAAAGAGAATCTTTTAGAAATGATCCTAAAGCGCAAGAAAAAGCATTAACTAAGTTTACTAAGTTAAATTATAAAAGGTTAATGAAAAATCCTAAGTTTGCTAAAATGAATACAGATCAACAAATGGGTGTGTTAGCTTATGCACACAACCAAGGTGCCGGTGGAGCAAGTAATTGGTTAAACACAGGAATAGAAGGTAAAGATGGTTTTGGCACATTAGGAACTAAATATTATGATGCCTTTACTGAAACACCTGCTTTTGGTAATGAAGAATTAAAAATGAAATTAGTTAATTATTCTAAACCCTCACCTCTATCATTAACTAAGAGTGTGCCTCAAATGAGACCTGAAAATTTACAACAACCAAATATTCCTCAGTTAAGGCCAGACAATTTATCTATTAAAGAACAAGAAGTACCTCAACCTCAAAGTTTTGGTCAAGCATTTAGTCAAGCCAGACAACAACATGGTGGTGATGGTGGTGTATTTGAATGGAATGGTAATAAGTATACTACTGATATTGCTAAAGAGGTTCCAGCAGTAGCTGAACCAATGTTTCCCAGAGAAGAGTTCGTTCCAACAGTACCCCCTAGAGTTGCAGACGTTCCTGGTGATCGTAGTGGTGTACCTCCTTTTCAAGGTATTAAATTGGAAGAACTAGGATTTAACAGCGGTACTACTAGTGTACCTGGATATAAAGATGGGTCTAACTTTATTTCTAATTTCTTTAGTAAGTATTTTACTCCAGAAGTAGTTAAGCAACAAAATCAAATGCTACAAGAACAAGAAATTATTAATTCTGTTTTAGACAAAAATATTTTAGATCAAGAAAATAAAGAAAAAGCTATAATGGAAGCTGCACAAATTAATGCACAAAGAAATGCTCCAGCTGTACCTAAACTTCCTGATGAAAAAATAATATCTGCTCCTATAAAACTAGGTGTAAATGATTATACAAATCAAGGAATTAGCTTAAATCCACCTACAGAATATGCCGATGTAGAACAAGCTAGGCGTTTAAAACAGTCTATTATAGATAATAGTATAGCAGATGGTAGTTATGGAGACCCTCAAGCAGGTTATAGTCAACAACCAATACCAATGGTTGTTAATGCAACTCCACCAGGATATGATTCTGGACCAGTAGGAACTAGTGTTAATGCAGTACCTCCTGGATACGATGCAGGACCTGTGGTAACTAGTGTTAATGCTGTGCCACCTGGATATAATGCAGGACCTTCAGTTATACCTTTAGCGGAGCAATTTCCAACCCCAGGTAATGACTCAATGTATGTTCCTGAAAATAATACTGTTAGTTTATTTGACTCAAAAGGTATTCATATACCATCTGGATTAACTTTAGATGAAATGGATATAGATCAATTAAAAATACTAGTTAACAATGTTCAAGGTGATGTTGATTCTGTTATGATTCAAAAAGAAATAATGAAAAGAGTTAACCAAGATTATACTAATGCTCAAGATATGGCTAACCAAGAATTACAAAAAGATGGTGCTGTTAGTAATTCAACTTTAAAAACTTTAGACAATGTAAAAACAGAAATTGCTAGGCAAAAAGAAATTGAAACAAATTTAGTGTTTCAAGATGATTGGGAAAACAGAAAAAAGATAAGAGATAAAAATAGAGCAGAAGAATCATATGCTAAAGATCTTAATAAATATAAAGAACACAATCTTAATCTTGATCTTAATAAGGAAGTACCTATAATAAAAGAAAATGTTACTGTTGCAGATGAATCTAAAGAAATAGACCCTAAAGATAATACTACAGCTATTTTACCTAATGGAAAAAATACAGACCTTAATTCTCAAGAAAATAATGAGATAAATAAAAATACACCTAATAGTGTTAAAGAACAAGTAGGTGGTATGTTACAAACATTCTTTGGTTTAGAAACATCAGATGTAACTCGTGCTATAGGTTTTTATTTAGCCTCAAGAGCAGCAGGTTATTCACATGAAGGATCTATGCGTTGGGCTGGTAGAACTGTACTTAAGCAAGCAGAAAATAGAAATATTCTTAACTCTAAGAAAGCAGATGCTACTCTTACTGCATTTGCTAAAGTGAGAGGTAACTATACTCCTGAAGCAGGTTCTAAGATAACTAAGTTACTTACAGAAGGTAAGCTAGTAGAAGCACAGGCACTTATGGCTAGACCTGATAGTAAAACTACAAGAGGTAAACTAGGTATTGATGCTAATGCAGCAGGTGATTTTTATATGATACCAGGTTATACTACTGCTATAGAAGTATTTGAGGGTGCTGGTGGTAATCGTTATACTAAAGTTGTTACAGAAAAAGATGGTAAGAAAGTAGAAACTTACAAACCTATTTCTTCAGCAGAAATGGGTCAGTTAAGAATAAGAGGAGACCAAGATGATGATACTTCTCGTTTATCTGCTGTAAGAGCTTATGTAGAACAAATGCCTGCCGCATTGTTTAAAAGAGAAGGTATAGATAAAGAAGAGAATGTATATCGTGAAGCAGGTATATTCTCAGGTAGAAGCCAAGAAGGTGTAACAGCTGATATTATGGCTTATGCTAGAAAACAAAGAGAACTTGGTTTACGTGATGATCCAATTGATATAATGCAAATGGTAGGTAGAGGTGCTGAGTTAGCTGAGTCAATGGGTATTACAAAAATTAATGCTGAAACTATAATTGACATGCAAGTTGTAGGTGGCGATACTTTATTTGATCAAAATAAAATTAGTAAAGACGGAGAGTTAGTTGCTCCTTCTAAGATTAAATCTTTTACTTCAGACTTCCAAGACATATTAGGTAACGATAGAAATTTAATTACAACTACTATGAATACAGCTGCAACTCAGTTTACACCTGACATGACTATAGATACTATTAAAGCTGTACCATTATATAGTGAATTAAATGATAGTCAAAAGGCTAAAGTAGATTCTGCTCCATCAACATTTATGGCATTATCATTGCTTACTGCTTATGCAAATAAACCAAAATAAAAACTAAGGAGACAACATACTATGATTGACTTAAAGAATCCAGAAATAACTGATGTTGTCTCTACTACAGGTATAGACTTAATTAACAAACCAACTAACACTACTACATTTGATTTAAATGGTACTGAAGTTACAGGTAATCTTATTGATGGAGATACTGTAGCTTATACTGATGCATCAGGTAATAAAGGTAGTGTTAGATTTGGGTTTGGAGATGCAGGTGAAACAGCTAAGATAACTCCTGATGGAACATTTTCTGCGGGGTCTTATGCTGGATCAACTCAATTTGAAGAAATAAATAAACTAGCTCAATCTCAAGGTTTTAATAAAATAGTTATTACAGGAGAGAAAGATCCTTATGGTAGACAAATAGGTGATCTTGAAAATGCAGCTGGACAAAGGTTTTCTGAAAAGTTAATAACAGAAAATATAGTTAAACCTTCAATGTACTTGGGTGAAGGTGTACAAGAAAAACAATATGACCTTATTCTTAAGCGAGGTATTAACAGAGACATGGCCTGGCTTAATGGTAGTGAGAAAGCCTTAACTCCTTATCAGCAAGCAAGTGAGGTAGTAGAAAGCATTGTATCTCAAAGCCCTACTATGTTTAGAACTATGGCTGATACTTCAGATGAATTAATATTCGGGTCAAGAGGTTATAGTAACGCTATTAAAGCTGAACTTAAATCTTTAGAGAGAATTATTAATGATCCTAGCATGGATAAAGAAGCCAGAGAGTTAGCTAAAGAACAACATAAAAAAGCTTCTGAAATGCTTCAGGTAAATACTAACTATGATAATCCTTTTTATGGTTCACAACAACAGATAGAAGCTAATGTAGGTAGAAGAGCTAGAGAAAACCCTGGTACATTTGCTGGTTGGGTTAATGCTAGTAAACGCTCTATAATTAATCTAGAAAGCTCTGCTGCTACTTTTAATATATGGTCTGGTGACCTAGTTAATAGTGAGTCTTATCAAAATTGGAGTGAAGATTGGGCTGATGATGTTAATAAAAAATACAATGGTATAAATACTTCAGTAGATCTTTTTGATATAAGAGGTCCTGCTGATGCTTTTAAATGGGCAACAGAAACAGTAATAGAGTTTGCACCTCAACTAGCTTTAATATATGCTGGTGGTAAAGCAGGTGCAGCAGGTGGTGCTGTTGTAGCTGGTCCAGCAGGAGCAGTAGTAGGTGGTATTACAGGATCTATTGGTGTTGGTTTCTCTTTAGCAGTAGGACAGATATATCAAAGTATGCCTGAAGGAGAAAAGAATCCTCACCAAGCAGCAGGATTAGCTCTTGCAGTAGGTACTGTAGATGCATTTGGTTTAAAAGGTGCTGGACTTGCAGGTAAAAATATTCTTACTAAGGAAGGTAAAGACTTGTTTGTACAGTCTATAGTAGACGAAAAAGGTATATCAAAAGAATTAGCTGAATCTCAACTTAAGAAGCATATGGCTAACACTTTAAATAGTACTGGTAAAACACTACAAGAATTTGCACAAAAACAAATGTTACAACGACAAGGCTTTGAAAGCTTTGTTAGAACTTCTGTTAGAGCTGCAGGCAGGGAGGCTGTTACTGAAGGCTTACAAGAAATAATAGCTCAAGGTGGTGTAGCCGCATTAACTTCTGAAACAATTAACTGGACTGAGTTAGCCAAAGATGTTACTCGTAACGCTGCAGCTGGTGGTCTTGTTGGTGGAACTTTTGATGCTGCAATGCAAGGAAGAGTTACTGGTGGATTAGAAACATTAAATGATGTTAATGCTATCATAGCTCAATATTCGCCTGAGACTAACAAACGTAATGTTATTAGTAAGATAGAAGAGTATCAACGACAGAGATCAGGTGGAGATAAAAAATCAGTTCAGGCTGTATCTAAAGAAATAAGAAGGAAAGCAGAAGGAGAAAATACACAAGGACTTAGTAGTACTCCTTTAACAACTAAACAAAATGTTAAGAAAAGTTTTAAAGGGTTTTTAAAAGACCCTATGTCTGCTTTTAGAGCTACAGATAGAAAATTAAATAAGTATGCATTTAAAGAAAATGGAGAGGCCAATAATAATATACAAACTATTATGGGCTTAATAAATAGAGATGCTATATTTATAGGAACTAATGTTAACTCTGAAATTGATTATCAAAGAGGACAAATAACTAACAAACTACCTTCTCTTAATGCAGCATTTAAATCTTTAAATGTTAAGAATATATCTGAGTTTGAAACTATATTACAAACAGATAATTCTTTACTAACTAAAGAACAAGTAGATGCTAAACAAAAATTGAGTGACGATATAGATTATGTATCTGATGTGGTTGCTGGACTAGTAGAACAAGCAGGTGATAGTGGTTTAATAACTGCTAAACAAATAAGAGAGGAAGGTGCTTTACTTGCACTAAATTCTTTCGACTCTAAAACGATAGATGAATCTTTTATTAATGACTTGATAGGTCAGCCAGCTCAACTAGGTTCTAATAGAATTAATATAAGTAGAGAGTATGCAACAACTATTGCTGATGGGATTAAAAATAATAATTCTCAATTACAAGACTTACAAATGTTACGTAGTACACCTTTAGCTAATACTAAATCATTCAGAGATAAGTATGAAACAAAAAATACTTTATCTGCAATAATAAATACAGCAGATAGAATTATATCTGATTCTGTTTTAACAGATAGATTTGGTAGAGATGGTTCAAGTATAGCTTATTTATTAAATCAAGCTAAGTTTGAAGGTGAAATTGATGAAAATACTTTTAACGATCTTACAGCTTGGTCAACTAATCTTATGTCTATCTATAAAAAGAGCTATCAGAAAGTAGATAATCCTTATTTAAGAGCAGTAAATAACACTTTAATTACTACTACTACTTTAAGACTTATGGACATGAATGCTTTTGCTAACGTGGGTGAAATGTTTTATGGTACGATAGGTTTATCTGGTAAAGATAAAGTAAAATATTTAGGTAGAGCAACTAAAGCTTTCTTACAAGGTGTTACTGCGGACTATTACTCTGTTCCAGCAGAACTAGGTTTACCTTATACACCTATAGATGTTAGAGATCTAGGTAATAAAGATTTAGCTAGGTTAATAGAATCAGGTCATGTTGTTACTGCTAACGATATCTTGTATACAGAAGGTGTTAACACTTCTTCTCCTTTTATGCAAAAGACTATGAAGATATTTTATAAGCTTAACTTAGTATCAGCACAAACTAATGCTATACGTGGAGCTCGTATGAGTTTTGCTTTAGACTCTGTAAGTAAATTATTAGAGAAAGTAAGAGTAGATACAGAAGCAGGTACAATATCTGACACAGGTCGTTGGTCTAGAGATAGACTTAATAGTTACGGTTTAGATCCAGATAAATTAATTACTATGATTAAAAAGTATGGTGACTTAAACGAAGATATTATAGAAGCAACAGGTAAAAATATTGATGATGCTTCTTTCTTGTCAGAACAAATAAGGTTGGCTCAAATAAACTTTACTGATGAATTCTCAGCAAGACCTCAACCAGGTTCTACGCCAGCTATATTTGAATCTGAAGTGTTTAGACCTTTCAGTCAATTTAAAAGGTTTTTAGCTCACGTTACAGCTAATATAACCCCTAATCTATGGAACAATTATATTAAGACAGCACCTCCAGGTACTTCTTATAATACCTTTAGTTCTGTTATAACTATTGTTATGACTGCTTACTTAGCTCAAGCATTTAAAGATATGGTTACTTATGGTGAGACTCCTGAGTGGATTGAAGATGAAGATGAAGAATTTTTCAGATCAGCTACTTATAGAGCAATTAACTATACTGGTTTCTTAGGTACACCTGAGTTATTGTTAGAAGAGTTAAATAGTATATGGAGTAAAGGAGCTAAAGCTGCAGTAGACGGGGACAATGCTATAATGGCTAGTACCTTAGAAGCAGCTGGAATAGCACCTTCATTAGGTGTTATGCAATCAGATATAAAAGCCTTCAATGCTGGAGGGGAAAGATCTGCTGAAAGAGCAGTAGGAATGTTACCGTTTATAGGTAGCCTTTCTGTAACTAAAGATCCATTAATAGAATTGTTAAACAAAGCTAATAAAGAGAGATAAAATAAAATGTTGAATATACAACAACAAGTTGGGCTTCCGACAGATGGAAAGCCCGTACAACCAAAATATAATCCTAATATACAACAAAATCTAGCACAACCAGTATATGGTAGTACAGATGACATTATGGATAATATTAATCTTAGTAATGAAGTACCTGCTGTAGCACCTCAAAGTGCTGGAGTAGGTGCCTTGGTTGCAAATACACCTACAGATAATGTAGGAGTAGAACAACAAGCTTTACTTACTCCTGAACAAATAATAAGTAATCAACAAGAATATAACAGATCTACTGAGGCACAAATAGCTACACCAAGTACCCCTCCTTCGATGTTTAATGAAAGAGGAGAACCAAGTCAAGGTATTTTAAAAACTTCTTTACAAGAACAAGTAGAGTCTGTAGCAGCTCCAGAAAATAATTTACAAAAAATAAATTATGATGCAGATGATGCTGCTGCTCTTATTAATTTTGGTAATACTTTAGTTAATAGATTTAACGTGAAAGGTTCTGCTTGGGCAGAGCAATTAGGTAATGTTGCTCCTTTACAAGAAGAAGCTAGAGTATCTACACAACCTATTCTTACTGTAGCTGGTGCTAATTTACTACATGGTATAAATAATAGAAAATTTTTAAATACTATGAATACCATAGAAGATGCTAAGACAGACTTTATGGATGATTATGATACAGATATTGGTGCAGAAAAAGAAATACCTTTAAAAAATAGAATTGATAATCCAGTTAAAGAAGTATTTGAATCTGGAGAACCTATGTTAAATCAAATGGTAACTTCTGTTACTGATGATATGATTAGGTTATCTACACCTGAAGGACAAACACCTAGTTCATTTGATGTACAAAGAACTAGAGATAACGCTATGACCTTCATTAAAGATCTTACAGATCAAGGTCAAATTAAGTGGGCTAGAAGTAAAAAGGGTAAAGTAATACCTTTACTAGGTGATCAATTAACTCTTAATATGGCTTCAGCTGCAAAAATAGCTAATGTGTATGATGTGTCTAGCAGAAGTTCAGTTATTACTAGTCTTAAAGCACCTAAGTTTCCTGCGATGACTGAAAGCGTATTAAGTGATGCAGTAAAAAAAGTTTTTATGGATAAAAAAGGATCTGTTAAATCTACAAATGCTGCTGAGACTTTTATGCAATTACAAGGAAGTATACCTATTGGTGTTAACCCTGTACTTTATTCTATGCAACAAAAAATGTATAGTAGTTTAACAAAAGGAATTGATAATAATAGTCCTTTTCAAAGCACACTATCTGAGTTAGACCCTGTTTATAAAGAGAAGTTAATTAAGAAACACGGAAATGAAAAGGCTCAAAAAATAATACAGCAAAAAATGGGTCAATTAAAAAAGGAAATGGATGATATACAAGTTAGGTCTACTGAAAACATGCCTAGCTATTTAATAACTAAACAATCTCCTGCTACCTTAAGATACTTCCATATATCTAATAACCTTAGTATTATGAATCAGAAAGGTACTACAAGAACTTCTTTTAATTTTGAAGGAACACAACCTATTAGAATAGATAATAATTCAGGGTTGTGGTCTTTAGGTGCACCTGCAGTAGTTAGTGAGGCTAGAAAAATATACCTTGAAACTAAAGGGCTTAAAGGTATTTCTCGTGGGCAAGCAATACAAAGAAAGTTGTATAACCTTAAGTCTAGTGATCCTGCTAAATATCAAGCTCTTAATTTCTATTATAATCTTGGTGCACAAATGGCAAAGCATATTGATCCTGCTTCTGCAAAAAATTTCTCTAGAAGTAATTTAAATAATAAACCTTTATCTAAATGGGTTCCTTTAGATTATATTAACTTTGGTTCTAATAATTTAAGTAAAGCCTCTGTCTTAGGTAAACAATTAATAGATTCTAATAACAATAATACGTTAGATGATTTTGCAAGTAATAATCCTTGGATGACAGAAAAAGGTGAATGGCAATATCCAAGTTCTGTATTAATAGATGCATATCAAATATCAGTTACACCTCAAGGTCAACATATTAGATTACAAAACATGATGGAGTCTGATGCTAGACAGTCTAACGCAGGTTTAATATCTATTATTATAGGTGATAGTGGTAGTGCAGAAATCTTAGGTTTGATTCCAGATATATTAGATGATAATAAAGAAATGCACGGAAGCTTACGTGAACAGATATATAACAGTATAGATCAAGATATTGAACTGACTTTTTCTTCAGTAGATGATGGTCCTTATAAACAAGTTTGGGCTGATTTATTTAATTCTTTAACTGAAGCAAGAGGAAAAGTTGGTGCTGCTAAAGATTATTCTAGAGGGCTTGTTGTGGCAGGTCTTTATGGTAAAATAGCTCAAAAAATGTATTCAGAAGCCGAGGATTTCTTTAGCAAAATAAATAAAGCAGCAGTTAATAATCCTAAATTAAATGAAGCTTGGGCTGAAGTAAGAGCAACGTATGCAGGTGATAATATGCGTATGCTTAATGATATGACAGACCTGTATACTTACTCTATGGAAAAACACATGAGTAAACTTAATGGTTATCAAACTGCTATGAGAGCTTTAGGTACTGCTATGGCAGCTATTAATGCTCCTTCTACTATAACTAATATGTTTGGAGGTACTCAACAATTATCTGCAAGTAATATTTCTCCAGAGTTAGAGAGAAGTGTTAATGATCAAGTAGTAGATGGCCTTAATATTAAAACAGATAGAATAGCAGGTATGAATATACCTAGAGGTACTATTCAAACAGACTACGCAGGAGCAGCTGATGCTAGGTTAGAAGGTGAAGAGCTTTACCAGTATAGACCTGGAACTAAACAAAGAAACTCCTGGCCTGTTGATGTTATACAAGGTGGAGACTCTACTATAATGACTTTAGCTATGTTAGCTATGAATAGTCCGGATGGTGGATTTAAAGGTAACCCAGTACAAGCTATTGCTATACATGATGCTTTAATAACAGGAGCAGAAGGTCACTTGTTAGCTATAAATGCTTATAACAACATAGCTATACCAGCTTTTGCTGCACAAGCTCCAAGTATGATGTCTAAAGTAGTTAACACTTATAACGAAAGATTAAATGAAGTTAAAGATAAATACGGTAAAACAGGAGCTAATATAGGAACGAGATTCTTAGGTGAAGAGAACAATAATAATTCTTTCCATGGGCTTACTGGTTACTTTGATAAGATGTATGATAATGTTTATGGTGCAGATTCTCAAGCTATAGTAGAAGATCCTGATTTATCTATAGACAATAATAGAACCTCTACTATGTTTGAACCTTATCAGTTAGCTAGAAGTGAATCTAAAAGAAAAGGTGTTATTAAAGGTAATCTAAGAAATAAAGCTATATTAGAGGCTGCAGGTAATCATGGTTGGTTACCTCCTACTGAAGCTAATGCTAAAGATAGGGAATTTAATAGAGTTGAGGGGAAAGATCTTCTTGCTTTAGTAGATATAATGAGAGGTAGTTCTGGTTTATTATATAGAGGTGAACAAGCTCATCCATCTTTAAAAGCAGCTTACAGAAAATTACCTTTTGATATTAAACCATCTAAAAATAGTATGGCTAGACATAATGTTCAGTATGGTGAAGGATCTACTTTAACAACAAGTGGTTTACTTAACACTATGACTAGAAATTCTTCATCTGATAATAATGTAATTAATCAATTAGTAGGAGCATCTAATGAGATAACTCATATGGTGCCTGCTTAAACTTAAATACCCCCATAGTACATAATAGTACTTTGGGGGTAATTTTATTTTATCTTATTATTTTTCTAGCTAGCTTTCTAGCTTCGTTATAAGCTTTATCAGCTACTTTTATTGCTTTGCTTTTAGTAAGTCCTTCCGTCATACCGTTTCTAATGTTACGTTGACGTTGTGCTTCAGCTGCAGCTTTGTTAATACTAGGTGTGTAAGCTAAGCTAGGACTTAAATCTAACTCTTCTACTAATTCCATATCATCCATATTCATTTCTGATTCCATAGGAATTATTCCTTGTCTATACATCTCTGCACCGATATTATAAGACTTCTTTGGTTTGTTTTCCATGTTCTTCTTCCTTTGTTTCTAAGATACCGTTGTGTGCTAAGAATAGATCATACTGTTCTGCACCTATAGTGGCATCATCTTGTTTACTAATAAAATAATTACGCATGTTTTCTCTGTTGTATGCGTAGGTATCTGGATCAATACCTTCGATCTCACAGTAGCGTTCATCAGTCATTAGTGGTTGTTTATTTTTACTAAGTAAGTACCGATCACGCAAAGCAAACCAATTGTAATGTGTTTTGTTTGTCATGTTTCACCTATGAAAAGAAGTTACGTGAACCAATGACTTCGAATATATCTAGGTCACCGAGCTTTGGTACTTCTATGGTGCAGTTGTTATGTGTTATACAATCTTTAACTGCTTCCAAGGGGTTATCGTTGCTGTACATCTCAACGAATTTTTCTTGTGTTATTTGTTTTAATAATTCAACATCAGAGGCATGGCAACTAAAGCTATCATGTACTGCTCCGAAGTTGATACCGAATTTATCTATCACTAATGCCATGTGAGTAGCATCCTGTGAATGAATGTAGTTAGGAGAGATACCTGCGCTAGCTTCTCTTCTGTTTGTTGTATCTAAGTATATCTTAGCTACATGGTTAATACGTCCTGGTTGTTTAGATGCGCCACCAATTACTCCTCGTAAGGTAGACTTACAAGTGTCTTGTCGTGTAGCATTAACCTTGTATATTACAGGGAATCCTGACTTAGTCATCCATCTAATATCATCACCCGCATAACCTTTGACTAACACTAGTTTACATTCAGCTAACTTAGAGTTAATTTTGTTTAAAGCTAGTGTGTTTTCTACAGTAGGATTAGCTCTTTGTTCTTTGTTAGCTTGTCGGGCTTCTTTCTTTAACTTACTTATAGCAGAGTTAGATATCTTTTTACCATCAGGGTCTTGATACTCGAAAGTACCTAGCTCCCATTGCGCTAAGTCTTGTAGGAACTTCATTGTTGTCTGGGACCCAGGACATACATGTTCAATAGCCTTAAGTATATGTGGAGCTAATTCATCACAATCAATTTGAGTTATATTATATTGTTCATCAGCACCAGCTTGTACACAATCAGAGTACATAGACTCCGCTATTGTTTGTGCACCTGCAGAGTAGGCTCTTGTCATTGTAGCTCTCTTAGAGATTAACTTACGTATCTCTGCATAAGACATAGGTCTGTTTACAAAGAATTCAGGTGCTAACTCTACTATCTTTTGAGCTACCTTAACATACAAGTCATGTGGCACTTCACTATCTTGTAGTGCTACTAAGTTACCTGTCTTGTTATCTCTAGATAGTGCAGCTGAGTGTTGATATCCGTTACAAGTACCATCAATAGCTACAGGTATACTTGATGTAGGCATTTCACCTGCATCTTCCATGTCTGCTATATCACACCATTCTAAACAACAAGCTAAGAACACCACAGGTTTTTCACAATTATGTAGTATACCTTTATTAGCAGTGTCTTCAATGAGATCCCAGTTATTATTAAACCAGTTTATTCTATCTTCAAGTGAAAACTTATCTACACTTATAGTATCTATGCCTTCTTTGTTTAACATATTATAGTAGTCTTCTTCTACCCAACCAGGTATCTTATCTACGTCATACTTTTCATTATATGAGTTAGCAGTATGTATAGCTAAAGCTCTCTTACCTTCACTATCTATTAGTCTTGATTCACTGAAGGACATTAAGCCTCTAGCCATATCGTTACCTTGATAGTTCATATAAGGTTCTTTATAGTACACTCTACCTCTGTAATCTAGATCTACTAGTGAGTAAAACTTAGGCCATTCAGCTAGTTGTTTAGCTTTACCTAGAGTAGTCTTTATCTCTGCACGTTTAGCTCTTACCTGTAAAGGTCTTAACGTCTTTTCCCATTCTTTAGCTATAGTATTATACGCTTGCTTATTAATAAATGAGGGTTTCTTTTGATACTTCTCATATGCAGTCTTAAGCACTGACTTAGGTATAGCATGTTCATACATTGGAGTATCTTCTGGTAGTATATCTTCAAGCTTATCTATTAATACAGATAATACTTTAGGATTTATTTTCCATGAAGTTTGTTGTAAGTTATTTACTGCACGAACAAAGGCAGAGTTAATATAAGTATTATTGAATGCATCCTTCTGCTCTTGAGGGGCAGAGATACCCCATCGTTTTATTAAGGGATAATTCTTAGGTTGCATTATATTACTTATGTCTTCAGGTATTTCATCTACTGTATATACGAGTAATCCTTTACTCTCGATAAGCTTAAACTCACCTATCTCTTCCCAACGAGAAGTTGGTTCAATCATATAAGGTGCTTGTGCATTGTATGCACCAAAGCCTTCTGCTCTCTTAACAGTAATAAAACCTGATTGTACATAGGCTTCTAGCACGAGATCACCTGTTCTTATTGACTGGTGAAAGCTACACTTAGCGTTAAAGTATTTAGTGAATACATGTTCACCAATACCCGTACTTACTTGTGTAACTTTAGCTAGACCTATGGGTTGTTCAGGATATTCTCTTGTAAAGTTAGAGGACATCTTATCGAAAGCTACTTGTACTATATTAGGTAAGCTTTCTTTAAAGCTAGTTATAGTACGTAATATCTGAGCACCCTTATTTGCTTTAGGGTTATTCATATTTACACTAGAAACTTTAGTTATTAGATAATCCACCACTTCATTCAGAGGGTCTTTCATGTTATCTTCCATTGGGTATTCCCTTTTAATAATGGACTTCAATTATAGATTAAGGCCGTCCAACATATCATCATACAATCCATCTTGTAATCTACCTGTATCATAATCAAACTTACAAGTACCTGCTGGACCTGTCTTACCAGTATATCTTGATTTTAATACTGAAAGTTTAATTGTGTTTCTTTCTTCTTCTTGATCTGCAGTTATATTACGAGCAAATGCTAGTATGTCATGTGATATTTGTTTGATAGAACCAGAACCACGTATATCATCTACAGTAGGTAATCTACCTTCTTCAAATGATTGACCTGTAGTAGACATCTTACGTAAGTGAGACACTAAGCCTATCCAAACGTTATGTTGTTTAGTTATTCTTAGTAGATCATTCATTACTTTATCTATAGCTTCGTTACCCGTTAGTCCATCGGAACCTTCAGATACTAGTATAGTTATGTGATCGATAAACAAGTACTTACAACCAGATAGTGCCATGTATTCTAGCTGAGATATAATACCATTAGCCATAGAACCACAGTGATCTAACACTAATACTCTATCTTTAAACTTATCAAAGCCTACTCTGAGTTCATCTAACTCTATTTTATCTGCAGCAGGATTTTTATTTATTACCATACCTGCAAGCTTACGTGTGGTTTCAGCGGGGCTTTCTTCCAAAGCTATAATACCTACTTTATCATTTGTCTTATCAATAATATCTAATACTATTTCTCTGAGCATAGTAGACTTACCTGCACCTGTACCTGAAACCCATAGACTTATTTCACCTAGCCTCATACCTTTAATCTTATCATTTAAACCTGAGAAGCATTCCGGGTAAGGTAAAGATTCAATATCATTATACTCTATTAGTTTACCCCATAAGTCTTCACCAGTAAGAATACCTTGAGGACTATATTGTTGGGCATCCCATATACCTCTTAATAGTATCATGTGACCTGATTCAGTTAAAGCTTCTGAAGCATCTTTGTGTTGTGTCTTAGCTACCTTTACTTTATCAAAGCCAATAGCATTAGCCAACTTATCCACAGCTATTTTACCTGCTTCGTCTGTATCTATAAACAATATTACTTCTTCAAATGATCTTAAGTAATCTCTGTTCTCTACCACAGCCTTTAAATTAGAAGCAGAAGGTATTGATACTACAGGATAGACTACACCTGTGCTATACTTACTATATGCTTCAGCTACTGCTAGTGTATCTTCTTCACCTTCAGTGATAACAATACGCTTGCCACCACCTGAAAAGATATTCTGACCGAACAAAGTAAGAGGTAGTTTACCTTCTACTCTAAAGTCTTTAGGGAACAATCTTTTCTTACTACCAACTACTACATTGTTTTCATAGTAAGGGTAGTATACTGCGCTAGTACCTCCTGATGAAGATACCTCTCGCTTAACACCAAACATCTCACATATCTTACTAGATATATTGCGTTCAGCTGATGTACCAAAGGGTAAAGACTTTATTGGTACAACAACACTTTCTTCTTTATTATTAAATGCCTTTTTATTACCTTCACAGTCTGGGGTGAAACACCATGTAGATCCGTCATCGTATTCACATTTATTATTAGTTGAACCACATGAATCACAGTTAGTTTTTCTAATTATTCTACCCATCGCTATACTCCTAGCTTGTTACACATTATTAATTGTTCGAAAGCAGCTTCAACACTTAACTTAGGATTGTTAATTAAGATTTCACCTGCTAACATTTCTTTCAGTCTATATACTGCTTGTTCTCTCGTCTCCCCTGTTGTCATTACATTCACCCAACCCTTCACGAACGTCGCTTGATACTCGTCGGGGTGATTCCAATTCCTTTCCACCTTTATGTTGTAATTCTTTAATAGCTCTTCGTCCTGTTCGGATATCATAGCGATCATTGAGTGTTCTCCTTAAGTATATTAAATCCATGTTGAGTTGCATATTATCTTCCCAACCTCTACCAAAGTGTTTCTTCCAAAACTCTCTTACAGTAGATAAGTGTCTATCCATAGGTATTCCTTCTAATACCTTTGCTGCTTTAACTTTACCTATACCCTTAAGGCCAGGTATGTTGTCTGTTGAGTCACCCATCATTACTTGAGTATGTAGTAATAATGAAGCTTCCTCTTTGGTTATATTAGTGTAATCCTTTCTTCGTGTATTATAGTGTAATCCTGGTACTTGTAACATATCTTTATCTATACTAACTATAATACCAGGTTCTTCTGTCTGCCATATAGCTAATAAATCATCAGCTTCCATATCATCTGCGGTTACAGACTTCCAGTCATCTTTAAGATAATTATAAGCATACTCAAAGAAATCTTTTTCTTCCTGAGTTAACTCTTTCTTTCTATTACCTTTATACAAAGGGTAAATATCTTTTCTAAAGTTACCTATACCTTTAATAGCTATCATGCCGTTACCTCCTTCAAGGTCTGACATTAGTCCAGCTATTGTTTGGTCTAGTTTCTTTTTAATATCCTTTTTATTTTTAGCACCCCAAATAGATTGGTATACTAAAATGTCGCCATCAATGTATATATTAGTACTCATCTTCTACTATCTCCATGATTCTATATAATTAACTAAGTTATCATAGCCACCTATGTGAACTCCATCTATTATTATTTGTGGAACAGTATTACCTAACCTTTCTTTAACATCAGCTATAAACTGAGGTTCTTTATCCAGTCGAACCTCATTTATAACACAATTATCTTGGGAATGCAATAAGTTTTTTGCTTTCTCACAAAATATACAGTCGGGTTTAGTATACATAGTAACCACATGGGTTCTAATATACGGATCCATTAAGTAACTCCTTTTTATTTTCATACGGAGCTACTACCTTACGATAAAACTCCATTTGAGCTCCGGCTAAAGCACCCATAACATCATTAAGTGTTTGATAGTTATAAGGACCCTTGTCTGTAAGATAGTCTTGTATCATGTCAGCTATTAAATATTGTATTTCACCTGCTGTCTTAGGTGAGTCATCAAATAATTCTTCTCTTCTTTGTCTTTCAATGTATGGCATTAGTGCACCTCTAAATAATCGTTACC